CAATTCTGTAATCATTAAATACTGCACCTTTATTAATAAAATAATTTACATAATCAATATAACCATCTTCTAATGAAGATTTTGCGGGAGCATCTGAATTTAACCAATTCCATGTTTTAGTTTCACCAACAACCAATCTTATATTTGACAATGCTATTATATTATTTTTAGTTCCACCAAGAACTTTTATAGATAACTTATAAAATTTATTCTTATGAATTTTAATATTATCATTTACTAATAAATTATTGTCTGTACCATTTGTACAAGTTCCGTTCAATGTATATGTTCCATCTCCATTATTTGTAAATGTTACTCCACTACTCGTAAATGTAGGTCTGGTTAAATTGGCTAAATTCTTCCCAACAACATTAACTTCTACATTATCTTCAATTACTTCTATTTCACTTGGATAATCTGGACTAGGACTAGCACCACAAGTTTCGTATTCGGTTGCAGTATCTCCTTGTTCTAATTGAGCATTCATTTTTCTATTGTTAAAAATTTGGTTCATAAACGAATAAAATCCTATATATAGTTTCGTTTTTTCTGTTAATGTGAAAGTACCAGCATTTGTTATTAAAGTTTCATTATCATCATATTTTCTTATATAAGTCGCTATTTGGCTATCAGTAGGAGTACTAGCACCTGTTCCTCTTTCAAAATGATATGTTCCAGCAGGAAGCGTAAATGAGAAATTATTTTTGTATTCTTCACTATTAGAACTTATATCTCCAGTACTTGTACCATCTAAATATAAATCTCCATCAATAGCATAAAATCGTACTCCTTTTACTGTAAAATCTTGATTAGCAAATGGTAACAAGTTCTTACCACTTCTAGTTTCTTGAATACTTCTACCATCTAATTTAAAACTAGACATTTTGCAACCTACACTATCGTTCAAACTTATGCTTGTACCTTCTGCTTTTTTGTTTTTATAGCCTATACATTTTTTTGATACTGAATAATTGAAGTTTTTTAATTTATCTATAATTGCTTCCATAACTACACCTCATTACAAGCGAATGTTACTTCTTCTGATACTAAAAATATTCCTTTTTCAATAGTTTTCTTGATGCCATCTTTTATAAATTTAATATCATATACATATCTTCCATATTCTAATGAACTTGTATCATCTGGGCTTATAACTATATAATAAGCACCATCTTTATAAATGATTTCTTCACTTAATTTTTTTTGAAATATTACTTCTTCAACACAACAATCTTCTTTAACAGTAAAATATAATTCATCAACTTCTACTGAAGTTTCACCATCTTTTATTACTATTTCAATTCCTTTTGTGTTACCTCTAGTAATTTCATAAACTTTCTTCATATTATTCCTCCTTTAAATCCATCTGCTTTTTGGTTCTACTTCTAATTTGGTAATAGTTCCATCAAAAGAAATTTTATTTTTACCACTTTTGAATACAGGAAATTCACCTATCATATTTCTATTTCTTAATTCTGAACCTAAATAAGCATCTTGCTTTTCACTATCAATTATTACTGTATCTTCTCCTTCTGGAAATGTATATTTGAATATAGACATATCTTCTAATCTAAATTCAATAGTTCCTGTTCCTGTAATAGTTATAATAGGCTTTGAATTTTCTAACCCTTTATTTACAACTATAATGCTATCTTCTAAATTATCAAAAACTAACTTATGCTCTTGATAAAGATATTTAAAAGGCTGAACTCTAAATTTAACTATTGCTTCTTTAAATCTCAATAATCTTTCATAGTCTATTTGGTCCAGTATTCTTACTTTATAATATTTATCTGGCTCATTACTAAATACAATATTACTTTCTCCAGAAAAATATTTAACAATTTCATCTATATCATAATTATAAGATAGACCTATTTTCATTGACTTATCATAACTTTCATAACCTAGTTCTTCTATTATAGAACCATCAACTCCATCAATTTTTGTTTCTTGAACTCTCATTTTAGGCTTTGTTATAGGTGGCAATTCACTTATAATTAAACCTTTAATAGTTCTACTATCAATATCTTTCCAAATTATATGGCTCATTATGAATACACCAACCTTTCCATTGTATCTTCTACAAATATTCCCATTTGTCTGCCATCCATTTCTACTTTCATTTCTGATAAAGCCTTTTTGAAAGCATTAACCATATTATCATAGTTTGATATACTTGAACTTGAATTTCCTTTTAAATTTGCATTTATACTTGTATCAAAATTAGTAGGAATTGCATCTGCCATATCTCTTGAAACATCTGTCATTGTATCTTCAAAACCTACTCCAATACCTTCTGCCAAATAAGTTCCTACTTGGTCTTTCATAAGTCTTGAAGGTGATTTAATTCCAAAGAAACTTTTAATGCCATCAAGCATTGAATTTCCTACCTTTTTAATAGCCTTCCATATAAAATCACCCATAGAAGAAAAACCATTACAGATCCCTTTTATAATATCTTGTCCAACTCCAGACCAACCACCATTTTTGAAACTATTTATTATCTTACCAATTAACTTCGGTATTTCTTTTAACAAGTTCGGTACTGATGTTGTTAATCCATTAACTAAACCTTTTATTATTGTTTTACCTAAAGTTAAGAACTTACTCAATGTAAAGAAATTAATAATCGCCATAATAATCGTTGGTAGATTTTTTAATATATCTGGTATTGATTTTATAAGACCTTCTATTAATCCTAAAATAACTTTAATTCCTAGCATCAAGAATTTATCAAAGTTTTCATTGAATATTTCCATTATTTTAATGATAACTTTAACTATTTGTGGAACTAAATCTGGCAATGCTTCTGCAATACCTTCCATTAAAGCAAATAGTATTTCTACACCTGCTTCTATTATTGTAGGCAAGTTTTCTGTTATTACTGTTACCAAAGTTTTTACTATTTCTATTATTGCAGGTATTAATTGTGGCAATGCACTTACAATACCATTAATTATAGAAATCAACATTTGAACACCTGCATTAATTATTGTCGGTAAATTTTGAACTATAAATGTTGTTAAATTATTTACTATTTGCAATACTATCGGCAATAATTGTGGTAACATTGAAGTCATACCATCCATCAAAGTTTGTAATAGGCTCATACCTGTTTCCAACATTGTTGGCATATGTTCAACTAACTTACCTGCTAACCCTACTATTAAATTTACTATACCAGTTATTATATTATCTACTATTGGAATTACATTATCTGCAAATGTTAAAACACTTTCTACTAAAAGGTCTAATGTATGTTGAAAACCACTTTCGTGTCCACCACTTGCTAGTTCTGTCAACATATTTTGCCAAGCAGATTTCATCATATTTAATGAACCAGTTATTGTTGTACTTGCTTCTTTTGAGGTTGTTCCTGCTATACCCATACTTTCTTGCATAACACTTATTGCATTTACAACATTACCAAATGACATACTACTTGCATCTACTTCAATTCCTAATTTCTTTTGAATTTCTGTCATTTGTGAAGCATCATAAATAAGTCTTTCCATTTCTGTTTTTGTACCACCATAACCTAATTTCAAGTTATCTAGCATTGTATAATTCTGCTTTGCAAAACCTTGATAAGCATTTTGGATCATTGACATATCAGTACCCATTTTATTTGCATTATCTGACATATCTATAATTGCTCTCCTTGCAACATCTGATGCTTTTAAAGTATCTCCTTCTAAACTTTGTATCAAACTAGCACTAAATGAAGTAACTGTTTCCATATATTCATTAGCACTTAATCCTGCAGTTTCATAAGCAAAATTTGCATCATTAAGTACATTTTCTTGTGCTTCATATAGTTGATTATATTTATCTTTTACTTCATCAACACTTTTCCCAACTGATTGTGCATATTCTTCTATTGACATTCCACCAGTACCAAATAGTGTTTCAACACCACCTACTAATTGTTCATAATCTGCATAACTATCTAATGCTTGTTTACCAATATCAACAAATGCTGAACCAATAGTCTTGATTGCACTTCCTAATGCTTTTACTCCACCTATTATTGCTTCACTCATTAAATTGGCTTTAAGTAAATCGCCAAACTTAACTGCTCCTTGTCCTGCATCATCAAAGCCATCTCTCATTTCTTTCAATTCTTTAGTAGATTTATCTGTTTGGGCTTCCATTTGCTTCAACTGATTTTCTGCATTATTTAATTGAGTTTTGAAAGTCTTAACTTTTTCATTATTACTTCCATACTCTTTTTCTGCCTGTGCTAATGCAGTTCTTAATTTACTAATTTTTTCTTTTTGTTCTTCTATTGATTTATTCATATTATCATAAGAAGTTTTTGTCTGCCTAACAGATTTATCTCCATTAGCAAATGCAGTATTAGTCAATTTCATTTCACTAGACATTAATTTTAAATTTGAAGTAATATCTTTTAAGGCTTTTTTATATTCGGTTTCACCTGTTAATTTTATCGTTCCACCATAACTACTTGACATATTCTCCCTCCTTCCTTAAAACCATTCTTCATCTTCTATTTGTTTTTTTTCTAATTCTTGATATGTAGTATTTGAATTTTTCAATCTCATTTCCATATCAAAATCATTTTTATAAAGTTGATACATTTTATTAAATGTTCTTAATGTAAGCCTTCCAACTTCTTTAAAAGTGAAGCCTAACTTATTCCTGCCTACAAAATAAAACCAAGTGAAGTCAACAGGTTCATCTTCCACTTCATCTTGGATTATTCGTTTTTTGCATCACTTTTTGTACTTTCAACTATTGCTTCATTTAATTTTTTAGCACTATTTTCAACACCTGCTTTAGTGATTAATCTTCCAACTTGCTTTTGAGTTAATAACAGATCCCTTGTTCCTTCTTCATCATTTCTCATATCTATTGCTTCATTAATCATATGAGTTAAACCAAATATTAAAGCCTTAACATTTACTTCTCCAGATTTACCATCTGTTAGTTCTCCCCATTTTTCAAGTGTTCCGTATTCTTCTTGTATTTCTTGCATTACATTTAAGTTAAATACAAGTTGATATTCTTTACCTTCTACTTCTAAATTGAATTTGTAATCTTTAATCATTTTTTCCTCTCTTTCTTATAAAAAAAGAGGGTTAAGCTCTATGCCTAACCCCTTCTATTAGATTTTTTCACTATTTCTTCGGAATTTCTTTCTTCTATAATTTCAACAAAATCCTTAATTTCTTCAAATCTTTCTTTTGTGATATTTAAAATATCATTTACTTTATGTAATGTCTTAAGGTCATATTTATCTCTAAACATTACAATAACTTTTACTTTCATTAACTACCTCTTAAGCAGTCTTTGCCATTAATCCATCTAAATAAGTAATTGCTTCTTCTTTAGTAGTAAATGTTTTTGCTTTAGACCAAGTTCCATTTGCTAATTTAGATACTGTTCCTTCAACTGATGGAGTTTTAAATTCTATGCTATCTCCTTTTGTTGCTTCTTCTTGTTCTGGTTCAGAGAATTTAACTTTTGGTAAAAATTCAACCTTGTACTTATGTTGTCCATTAACTACTTTAGTTAAAATTCTTCCAAGTCCTACATATGGAGCAACATCAGTATCTTTTCTTACCATTTCTCCATCTTCGCCAACTTCGTGTCCTAGCAATTCTGCAAATACTGTATCATCATCTTCATCTATTGTTAATGTTACAGTACCTTTTTTAAATGTATTATCACTTTCTGCCAAACTATCATCTGCCCATAATTCTGCTTCATATTTTTCAATAGAAACTTTACAGTCAATAGCCTTACCTAAAGTTTTAACACCTTCATAAGATGCAGTTCCATCTTCTGCTTCTGTAAGTTTTGAATATTTAAAATTATTCAAACCGATTTTAGCCATTAATTATCATCCTTTCTTTCTCAAATGTTATAGTTCTATGATATAGTTCTGTATCTTCTTCATACATTTCTGGACTATCTTCAACCCATACCCATTCATTATTTTTCATCAGTTTTTTCACTTCTTTTATAATATCTAAATAATTGCCATCACTAAAAACATCTATATCTACTTCAACTATGCTATATAAATTTTCATCATCTGCCATTAAACTAGGTCTTTCAGTTAATAAGGACCAAGTTACAAATGTTTTTGATTTTCCTTTATATCTTAAATGTTCTACTGAAATACTCTTTCCATTGACTTTAAAATTTTTAAATATTGTTTTCAATTCTTCATTCATCTAATCACCTTTTATATATTTATCTTGAACTAATTTCATAACTCGTTCAATATCTTTCTTCTTGAAAGATTTTCTGAAAAATGGTTTCTTTGCTTCACCACTTGAAGTTCCATATTCTCTAGCCTGTGCTATCAATGGAATAGGTGTTCCATTCGGATGTCTTTTAGTAGGTTTACTATCTGCATCATAACCATAAAAGCCTATATAAGTATTAATTCCATCATCTGATGGTGTTTTATATACTCTAGTTACTTTTAATCCTGCTTGTAAAGATTTTGTGGTCTTGAAAGCACTTGACATATTTTGAATTACATTCTTTTTAACTTCTTCTGCTCCTGCCTGTGTCATTTCACCAAAAATAGCAGTACAATTTTCTTTCAAATCTTCAAGTTCTTTAATTAAATCATTTGGCAATTCGCTTTTGAATCTAGCCATTACTTTTCAACTACTTTCGCTTGAATTTCTAACTCAATATTCTTTTCATCAATGTTGTTTAGGTATTCTATTGAATAGGTCTTACCATTATATTCAATTTTCATATCTCTTGTAATTTCTACTTTAGGATATCTTATTGTAAAATTGGTATAAGCCTTTTCAAAATCAGTATTATTAATAATCAAAGTCATACCTCTTGTAGTTTTTACTTTAGCATAAGGTTTAAGGATGATGCTTTTGGATCTAGTCTTAAATCCTTCATCATCCTCACTTACAAATTCTTGATATATAGATATTTTATGTTTATAATCTCCTGCATTTATCATAAATTATTCCTTGTGTGCATATCTAAAATAGTTTGCACTACCTTGTTTATATTTTTGCTATCTACATACATACTTCTATTGTCATACATATCTTGACATAAAACATATACAACAATAATGAAATCAGCATAATCATCAAGTGTTTCTGCACCTTCTTTTTTGCTTGTTTCTGGTATGCCTGTATAGTTGGAGATATAACTTTTAGCAATATTTAGATAAGTTACTAATTCTTTTTCATCATATTCATCTAATCTGATGTAATCAGCAATTTCTTTTGCAGTAATTTCACTTACTTTTGTCATTTATTTTTTCCTCCTTTCGGAAGGTTAGTCTGAACATTTTTTTATTATTCTTCTTCTTTTTTCTTTTTAGTGGTTTTCTTTTCTTCAACTGGTTCAATATAACCTGCTTCAAGTAAACTTTTGATAATATTTTTATCTTTAATTTCTTTTACTTGACCTTTATTCATTGTTATTATTCCACTAAAACTCTTTAATGCTTTAAACAATTATATCACCTGCTATTAAGCTATTGTTAATACTGCAATACCTTGAGTATCTTCAACTTTACTGTCAAATTCAACCCAACCAACTACACCAGTAGCGTGCATTGTAGCATATTTTTCTCTTAATACTTGGATGTTAGCAGTTTCAGAAAATTTAGTTGCAAGACAAGCCATATCTCCATAGA